ACTATTTCCATCCAACTCAAAACTCTCTACCATATGGCGACGAAACGTCGCTGCTGTGGGTTTTGAATTATCAGTGGGGAAGAATTACATACATACAAATGTACTAACAGTGAATTCTGAATGTTTTTGTTACCATTATGGGACACGAAATTTTACTAAAATGAAATTCTTAAATTGCGGTCTATTGACCGGACAATCTAAGTCAGGGGGATCGGCCTCTGAACGATCAGATCAAACTTTAGATTCTATCTATAATGAACTGATTGTAAACTCACCTAATAAATTACGCTCTCATCAACGGTTTTTGTATTATTTTAAGGATCAGATCCTGAGTCATACGAAAGCAGGTACAATGCATTTCAACTTATTTATTGATAGAAACCTAGGAGGCCTTGGTTTTGTAAACGATGCGGTAACTTTAAAACTTACCAAAACACAACGTTTACTCGCCGCTTATCTAGAACGTGATATCAAAGAAAAACTGAAACAGAATTCTACTAAATTTAGTCGTATGAAAGTTATTAAAGATACTTATTCTTCAACACCTCTTTCAAAATCTTACCTGAAGGTCTCTTTAAAATTAAAGAGCCAACCCTTGAACATTTCTGACTTTAAGTTTAGACAACCAGATCCCTTAATTAAGACCATTCTCCGAGAACAAAACTATGATAAATCAATGTTTGATATGTCGGAATCTGATGATCTTCATTTGGCTGGAATTAGGAATTATAAGGTAGTTTTACCTCATATCTCTTTATCTAAACTTAAAGCGGATTGCCACAAATACAACATATACCCAATTTCTTCAGACAGTCGGATAACAGACTGGCCTCTGGAGTTAATTCAAACCAAAGACCATGACCTAGTATACGACATATCGTATCAAAATACTCTTGACGGAAACACAAATAGTGGTTCCGTCTAGAGCATTAGGAAGTAAAGATGGCTGGGGTGAAAATGAACACAAAGAAAAAGACAAATAAATCTAACAATAATAATAAAAAACAAAATGGGGGAAATAAAAAAGAAACGGCCTTTAATGGGCCCAAGAGGAATATAAAAGTACAAAATGAGTTATATAGTATGAATATGCAAAAGGCCGCAAGATCTTATAAAGATGCTTTATTAGAACCTTTCTCTGATGCTGCTATTGGTAGTCGTGTTCCGGATCAATATTTTTGTCCGACCGTAACCTATGCAGTCAGAGAGTTCTTATCTTTAAAGGTCGACGGTGCAGGAAATTTTGATTGTGTTATATGTCCCAATCCTTTATTTGTTGCTTGGTCTTCTCGCAATTCGATTTCGAATGGCTCGACTTTGGTAACAAAGGATGGCGGACAATACACTTTCGCTCAGTACACTAATCCTCCTTCTGGGTTATTGAATAAGTTATCCTCTTATCGTATCGTTTCTTGGGGAGTACGTATTAGACAGACTCAGTCTATTAATGTGACACAAGGTACCGTAACAGC